TAGTAGGTTAATCTTATGCAAAACAGTTTGTTGGTGCATAAGCATCTTATTATTCGAGCCGAAGCTGTAAAACCTCCAACAGACGAAGAACAATTAACAAAGTGGTTAAAAGAATTTATTGAGTCTATCAATATGAAAATAATGATGGGCCCTTATGTTAAGTACTGTAAAATGGAGGGTAATCGTGGCATCACCGGGATTGCAGTCATTGAAACTTCTCACATCGTGATGCACGTTTGGGATGAACCACACCCGGCCCTAATTCAATTTGATATCTATTCTTGTGGTGAATTTAAACATACAGAAATTTGTAAAAAAATTATGGATGACTTTGACATTCATAAAATCGAATATAAATATTTGAACCGCGAAACTGGATTACAAGATATTTAAATCGTCTTTCTAATTTTCTAGAAAAATTAGCTCATCCTATAAATTCCCACATATATCATATACGCGGCACCACCATCCTGATCAAGGAACGCGGTGGTAACCGGCCAACTTTGGTTGCTACCCTTTCAGGTCATTGCTAACGTACAGAGGAAAGCGCGGAGCATAACTTGGACGCCTACTAATTGGTCATTAACGTATAAACTTATTTATCAGGATTTTTTAAAACCCATTTACCACGGTATACATATTTTCGTTTCTGAACCGGGTAGCCATTATCTTTACACCACTGGTCAGCATATTTTTCAATCAATTTAGATTCTATTTGAGCGCCACCCCATTTTTTGTTCATTCTCCTACTCCATCAATTGCTGGTGTATGCTTATTATAGTGTGCTAATGACTTTTTATAATTTTCTTCTGTTAGTTTATGCCACCCAATACAGTCTCCAGTTGGAGATCGGCCGCAGGTACAAGTATCTTTTTCAAATTTTTTCATTTCCCATTTAGTAATAATATCGCTGATCCATTGAAACGGAAGATTCCGTACTACCATACCATCACGATATTCCTTCATTTCTTTTATTAATTCTTCTATTTCTAGGTTTTTGCTCACAGGACCACCACTAACATATACAAAGAAAGTAAAACCATAAGACCTAAAGAGGTAAAGATAACTATGAATACTTTTTCTTTTGAATCTTGGAACCATATTCTAATTAATGCTACCACCATAAAAGATAGCATCAAAACTATAAATGTTGTCGGTGTCAGATTCATTTACAAATACATCCAAAAAAATCTCCACTACCATCATTCATAACGTGAGCATTAAGTGGCTGCTCGGCGTAAGTACTTAATTTTATTCTTAAAATCTCACATAACTGAAAACAGTTTACCTCCGCAACTAACTTTATATCTTCCAACATAATTTTAGTTACAGGCACTAAAGAATAAAAACCGTCTATTAAAATAATTAAATCCAATCTCTTAATTCCTCTCCCATTATTTCTGTTGCTATATTAATCTTTTTACGTAAAGCTTTTCTAATCTTTTCATCTACTGTTTTTGGTGTTATAAGATCAACATATGTTACCATATTCTTTTGTCCTATTCTGTGGGCTCTGTCTTCTGACTGTAGTCTTTTTTCTAAGTCATATCCATTAGAGTAATAAACTACTGTTTTGGCTGCAGTTAAAGTAATACCATATCCACCAGTTTGAGGATTCCCTACAAAGAACCTAGCTTTTGAATTTGGATCTTGAAATATTTCAATATATTTCTGCCTCATTTCGGACGGAATTGCGCCATAATATTGTACTATTGAGTCTTCGCCGTACTTCTTACCAATAGCGGCTACAATTTGCTTAATATCATATATATAATTAGCCCAAATAATAACTTTACCATCCACTTCTTCTAGTAATTCCATCAAAGAATTAATTCTATTACTCTTTAATGCAGTAATCGTATCATCATCGTTCTTTAAATGACCACAAGTGATTTGGTGTAAACGCATCAATTGCGTCAATACGTGAGGAGCAGTAGCTCTTTTACCGTTCAGTGAAGCGAGGGCCGCGGCCTTCATAGTAGAATAGGTTTGTTTTTGTTCATCTGTTAGTTCAACTTCACGTTGTACATAAGTTTTTTCAGGTAAATCTAAACAATCTTCTTTTAATACTCTATAAGAAAAAGGTTTAAGAATAGCAGCTAATTCGTCTAATCTTTTATAACCACCCACTATTTGAATTCTACGTCCACCAAAATTTCTATCTAACATTGTGGCATATCTATTTCTAAAAGTATAATAAGAAGAGAATCCCAATAATTCTTCATCTAAAAATGCACATTGAGTATATAAATCTAGTGGAGATTTAGTAACAGGAGATCCTGTAAGTATTCGTTTATAGGTTGCAAGTTTTCCTAGAGCTAAAATAGCTTTAGTTCTTTTTGCAGTAGGTGTTTTAATAGTAGTAGACTCATCTACGGTTATTAAAGTTTTGTGGCAACTAAGAAATCTTGTGGCAAATTCAAGGCCTTTTTTTGTCGAAAATGCTTCAACATTCATAATAAGGATGTGAAGGTCTATGTCTGATTTAAATAATTGTTGATACTCTTTATCCTTTGTTTTAGATGTTAAAGCAGTCCATAGTACTGTTTTATAATCTACGTGACTAGGTAAATGTTGTGGAATTTCAAGAGAAAACCAGTTTCTATAAACTCCCTTTGGTGCTATAATTAGCGCCCCATTTATTTTACCTTTATCATAGAGCATAGCCATATTATCGACTAACACTTTAGATTTACCTGTCCCCATTTCCATAAAATAGGCATATACACTTTTATCCCACGATTTTTCTAACGCAGTAATTTGGTGTGCGTATGGTTTTGTTTTAAATTTATACATCATAATTTTTTTCTACTTTCTAGTCTTGACTTCTTATATAATAAGTATTATATGTTTGTCAAGAAATAAGAAATGAAAAATAAAATATTTGAATTATATAAACCGACGTCTTTGGAGAGCTTTTTAGAATTTCATAAAGCTAATCCTAAAGAAAGATTTGTTTATGTGGTTCAACAACCAGCGCCTAACATTAATATATTGAGTGCGTCTGATTTTGGTTATCTTGTAATTTGTTTGCCCAACAGGGATCAAGCAATTTTTTCTACTGCACCTTATGTACAGAAGATGAAAAAAAATTTACAAGACTTTCGCAAGGAAGATTATTTACTTGCAGTAGGAGATCCTGTAATAATAGGAATATCCACAGCTGTTGTTAATGATGTAACCAACGGACAATTTAATATGTTGAAGTGGGACAAACGTGAATATAGATACTATCCACTTGAAGTAGATATGTATCAGAAAGGATAAAAACTATTGCACAGGAATGTGTAAAATTAAAAAATAAAGAGGATGAAATTTCTTCATTAGAAGAACAACTCAAAAATAAAAAAGCGGAAGCTGATGAGATTGGCTCTCGTGTAATTCCAGAATTATTAGCAGAACAAGGACTATCCGAAATTAAATTAGCGGATGGATCTAAAGTTTCTGTTAAAAAAGAATTTAGGTGCACTCTTCCTAAAGATCCAGATAGAAGATTAGCAGCCTACAAATGGCTTCGTGACCAGGGGTTAGGAGATATTATTAAAAACAATGTCTTTGTTACTTTTGGTAAAGGAGAAGATAACAAGGCACAACAATTGTTGGACCTTGCGGCAGAGAATGGGTTTGAGCCAGAGCAGAAATCTGATGTGGCTTGGGCAACATTAACTGCTCTATTCAGGGAGCGTATCGAGTCCGGGCTCGATATGCCTTCTGATGTCTTTAGTACTTGGATTAAAGACAAAACTAAAATAACCCGGAAATAACTAATGGAGAATGTGTAATGGCTAATGAAATAAAAGCTAAACAAAGCGGCTCTCTGGCATTGTTCGGAGATGACGCATCCAAAGGTTTTGAAAATATGACGCAAGAAGATCTTGCGTTACCATTTGTCAGAATCTTAGGACAACTATCACCACAGGTAACTGAAGGTGATGCAAAGTATATAGAAGGTGCCAAACCTGGTATGATCTATAATACTGTTACCAGCGAGTTATACGATGGTAAAAAAGGTATCAAGGTAATTCCTTGTTACTATAAAAAAGATTATCCAGAATGGTCGGATAGAGGGGATGGTCCTGGTGCTCCAGTGGCTGTTCATATGCCGAACAGTCCGGTAATCACAACTGGTAAGAGAGATGGCTCTAAGATTAGATTGCCTAATGGTAATTATCTTGAAGAGACAGCTTCTTACTACATAATGATTGAGACAAAGTCAGGTGGTTTTACTCCTGCTTTGATCACAATGAAATCAACTCAATTAAATGTCAGTAAAAAATGGAATTCTATGATGAAAACCATACAAATAGCTGATGGCAAAGGTGGATTTGCAATTCCTCCTATGCACGGAGTTGTTTATAATCTAGCATCTACCTTACAAAAGAACGACAAAGGTTCTTGGTATGGGTGGGTTGTAACGCAGGACAGAATTTTAGGACAAGAGGATAAGACTTTGTACTTAAGTGCAAAAGACTTTTCCGGAAATGTTTCTAAAGGGACCGTTCAAACAAAAGCTGATGCAGAAGAGAAAGTTAAGGATTCAACTCCTTACTAAAAAATATTGGGGGAAGGCAACTTCCCCCTTTACAAAGAACTGAGAAATGATAATGGATAAATTTAAATCAATATTTTTAGGATTAGAAATCGCTTATGGACAATATCAACCCGGGGAGCGGGGAGAGAACGGCAAACAAAAAGGTAAAGCTTTTATTGTTAGGTGAAGGCAAAGGAGCGGCACTTGGCATCATCCCTATTACTAAAGACAATACTTGTCGTTGGGGCTGTATTGATATTGACGAATATAACTTTGACCATCTTAGCCTCATTAAAAGTATTCGAAAACTTAACCTCCCTTTAATAGTCTGCCGATCTAAATCTGGCGGAGCACACGTCTTTTTATTTACCAAAGAAAATATTCCAGCATCTTTGATGCAATCAAAATTAAAACAAATGTCTGTCATACTTGGGTATGAAGGCTCAGAAATTTTTCCAAAACAAACAGAAATTCTAGTGGATCGTGGGGACACTGGGAACTTTTTAAATTTACCCTACTTTAATGAAATGAAAGGACTGCGTTATGCGTTCAACGATAATGGCTCCGCTGCTTCACTTGAGGAATTTTATAAGCTCTATGATCTTCTGGCTTGCGGAAGGCAAGAGGTGGAGAAAATTGAAATCGAAGAGAAAAAAATAGAAGAAGCATTTTCTGGAGGTCCTCCTTGTTTAAATAAACTAGCTAGTATAGGTTTTGGGGAGGGCTCTAGGAACAATGCATTATTTAATATTGCAGTATATTACAAACAATCCAAACCAGATTCTTGGGAAGATGAAATAGTAAAAGCAAATATGAAATATATGGAACCCCCATTAAGTAATAATGAGGTTCAACAATTAATTAAATCAGTAAGTCGAAAAGGTTATGACAAATATAGATGTAAGGATGCTCCAATCAATGCAGTATGCCAAGCAGGTTTGTGTAGAACAAAAAGATTTGGTGTAGGCTATGGAGAAGAAGAGATGCCAATCCTTGGAAGTTTAACCAAGTACACTTCTAATCCACCACAATGGTTTTTAGATGTAGGTGAAACTAGAATAGAATTAAAATCAGAACAAATTTATAGTCCGAATTTATTTGCATTAGCGTGTTTAGATCAAGCTAATTTAATTGTACCTATTCCTAAACCAAAAGATTGGAAGCAACATTTTCTAAAACCAATGATGCGGGATTTACAAGAAGTAGAACCTTTAGAATCTTTAAATCCAATGAATGAAATAACAGGACTCTTGCAAGACTGGACAACCAATAGACAATCAGCAAGAACTTTAGATGATGTTTTTAATAAACTACCTTACACCGATGAGAAAAGAGAATTTACCTACTTTAGAATGGAAGATTTTTATAATTTCTGTAAACGAAATCATTGGGAAGTGGATAAAACTAAAACAGGTAATTTACTAAAAAGATTAACTATTAAAGAAGGCTATAGTGAAGATATATTTGTGGAAGAAGAAAGAGTTAGAATTAAAAAACAACAACCAAGATTAATTAAAATAAAAACAATGAAACAAACGGAAGCGTCTGCTTCGAAAGTGGCTTATCAACAAGAAGATTTCTAATGGAAATAGGAATCAATTGGTATGCAAGACTCCAGGCTAAGATTGCCGACCTGGAACATAAAGTAGAAGATGTGCAAGCCCATAACAAACAACTTAAAAGAAAATTAAATAAATATGAAAACAATAATATTAGGACCACCGGGAACGGGAAAGACAACAACGTTGTTAAATCTAGTGGACGAATTTATACAGCAAGGGATAAGACCTAAACAAATTGGGTACTTTTCGTTTACTAAAAAAGCCGCAACTGAGGCGGCTAACCGAGCTTCTGAGAAGTTTGGATTGGATAGAGAAACTGATTTAGCATTTTTTAGAACTCTCCATTCTTATGCATTCAATCAATTAGGAATGACAAAAGAAAAAATGATGGGCCCAGATGATTATAAAGAGTTTGGAGAAAAATGTGGCATCCCTATTAAGGTTGCTAGATTTTCTGAAGGTGATGGTACATTTAATTCTGATAATGAATACCTCACAATCATAAATACCGCAGCCGTTAAACGAATGGATCTATTAGAGTATTATGATTCACGACAAAACATCTTGGACATAGAAAGAAATACTTTATTTTTATTAGCCGATGAACTTAACAGATTTAAAAAAGAAAAAGGCTTAAAAGATTTTAATGATTTACTAGAAGATTTTATAGCTAAAGAATCACATAATAAATTTGAAGTATTATTTATAGATGAAGCTCAAGACTTATCTTTATTACAATGGGATATGGTAAGAAAGATATGGAGCAAAGCAGAAAAAACTTACATAGCTGGTGACGATGATCAGGCTATTTTTAAATGGGCGGGTGCAGATGTGGATCACTTCATCGCTTTAAAAGAAGAGGTTGATGATATTAAAATATTAGACCAATCTTACCGGATACCTGGAGGACCTATTCACGAATTATCTCAAAAAATAATAGGTAAAGTACAGAATAGATTTGAGAAAACATATAAACCCAGGGATGAGATAGGTATTTTAAAAAGATATTCTGACATTACCCAGGTAGATATGAGTGAGGGAAATTGGTTAGTGTTATCTTCAGCAAACTATTTTTTAGATGACGCTAAAGATTTATGTGAACTACAAGGTTGGTATTTTCAATACAAAGGTAGAAACTCTATTCCTTTAAAACTTTTATTAGCTTTAAACAATTGGGAAGCCTGGCGTAAAGGTGCACTGTTAAATCATTTAGAAATAAAAAATGTTTATGAATATCTTGGAGCAAGTATCTTAGAAGGATTTAGAAAAGGAAAAACTTTACATTCGGAAGATAAATATAGTCTAAAAGAATGTAAGGAGAAGCACGGATTAATAACCGATCAAGTTTGGTATGATTCGTTTGAAGGACTGGATTCTTTAACAGAGAATTACATTCGTAATATGAGGGCGAATGGTGAAGCTATAAATAAAAATCCTCGTATAATAATGTCAACCATACACGGAGCAAAAGGAGGAGAAGCTGATAAAGTTTTATTGATGCAAGACATCACAAACGCGGCACTCGAAACATTTAGTTATGATCCAGATGAATTACATAGATTATTTTATACTGGAGCGACGAGAGCGAAGCGTGAATTACACGTCTTGGATCCAAGAGATTTTAATCGAGCTTATATATTATGACCCATAAAGATATGTTTAAAGGAATAACTTACCAATCACTCGACAAGCAGATCGGAGGACAACACTATAACAATATGAAAATTCAGCCGGCGGAATTTATAAATGAAAATAAACTCTTGTTCGCGGAGGGAAATGCTATAAAGTATATTTGTAGACATAGCATAAAAGGGAAAGAAGAGGACGTGAGAAAAGCGATACACTATTTAGAAATGATATTGGAAAGGGATTACTCGTGAGGAGTACTCAGGCGCCGTTGTTTACTCCAGAAACGGAATGGGTAATGCCAGACGAATTAAAAGATTTGCGCGGTGCTAAACAAATTGCTATCGATTTAGAGACCAATGATCCGCATTTAATTGAGCGCGGATCGGGGAACGTCACTGGAAACGGGCACATTGCAGGCGTTGCGGTGGCCGTAGAAGGCTGGTCAGGCT